GATAATTCCGACTCTTATCAGTCTTACGCTTCGGGCGCTGTGTATGATTCTGATACGCTTGTAACATACAAAGAGATCAGCGTCACACAGCTCGCTTTTGACGAAGCTACGATCGCCAAGATGAAGGGCGACACAATCGACACGGGCATCATTTTGTCCGGCGGTATCAAGACCAGGCCCTTCTTCGCTTACGGCGTGCCGATCATCAAGAAAGACAGGACCATGGACATGCGCTGGTTTCCTAAGTGCAAACTGGTCGATAACTCCGACGCGACGGCCACGTCCACGGATTCTCATTCCGATCAGACCGACTCCCTGACTATCAGGGCTTACGGCTTTGATGAAGACCAGAACCAGGAGGTCAAGGTCCTCACGGGTGAGACGGCCAATGCCAGCATCACCGAAGAAAAATTCTTCGCGGCACCTGTCCTGACGGTGGCAGCGGCCAAGGCACTTCGGACATAAAGGAGGCATAAATGCCGAATACAAATGACGCGGGGGCAGCAGCTCCCGCTTTTGTTTTACGTGATCTGAAATCAAGCGATGTATGGCAGCTCGTCCGCGTGCTCCGGAGATTCAACCTGAAAGAGGCGCGCAAGCTGATCGACCAGGACACCCTCAAAAAATCGAAGTTTGAGACGCCGAAGAAGCTGGTCGACGGTGAGCTTGTGCCCATGCCTCAGGATGAGTGGACGGCGGCACAGCGGAAAGCTTTCAAGGCCGCAAAGGCGGCGAATGAGGAGCTCACCTGGCAGGCACTCGACATTCTGATCAACAACATCAGCGGGTGCGAGGACGAGGTGAACAAGCTGCTCGCCATGGGCATCGAGAAGGATATTAACTACGTCAGGAACATGGACGCGGGTGATTATCTCAACCTTATCGTCCAGTACGTGACTCGTGAGGGCTTCTCCGATTTTTTTATGCAGGCGCAGAACTTGCTGAGAAAAGTGGGAGCATCGCAAAACTCTATCGCCTCTGCGGTGACGTTGATCAAATGATCGATACAGGCATAGCTGTTGGATGTCTGAGTGAGATCATAGAGGACGTCTGGAAGCAGGACGCGCAGGAGATCAAGGTCCGAAGGTGGATCGCACAGGGCGGCGGCGAGTCCTACGAAAGATTCTGGGGTGAGGAATATGGCGGCTAATAATTTACAGGAAGCCGGGCTGTTATTGACAGCGCAGGGCGCGGAAGAGTTTAAGTCCGCAATGAAAGGCATTTCAGCGGCAACAAAGGAAGCCTATTCGGAGCTCAAACTCGCGCAGTCACAATACGATAAAAATACGTCAGGGACGCAGAAGCTGGCCGATAAGCAGAAGTACCTCCAGAAGATGACGGAAGAGTACACGAAGAAGGAACAGGTCCTGAGGGCCCAGCTGGAACAGATGGAAAACGCCGAGGAGCGTGATGAAGCCGCGATCGCGAAGAAGAGAGCGGAGCTCAACAAATGCAAGGCATCTTTGAACAAATATGAAGAGTCCCTGAAAGATGTCACGAATCAGATCAAGGGACACTCCGCACAGCTCAAGGAGTGGGGCGACAAACTCAAAAACGTCGGCGGAAAGATGCAGTCGCTCGGTGGAACGCTGACCAAATCCGTGACAGCGCCGATTATGGGCGTGGGCGCAGCGTCAGTGGTGGCATGGAAAGAGGTCGACGAAGGCCTCGACATCGTGACCAAGAAGACCGGAGCCACCGGCGAAGCGCTCGAGGACATGCAGAACAGGACGCGGAACATCGCGAAGACAATACCGACGGACTTCGCGACTGCGGGCGCCGCAGTGGGCGAGGTAAATACCCGTTTCGGCCTTGTCGGGGACGAGCTCGAAGATCTGTCTGTTAAGTTCATCAAATTTGCGGAATTGAATGATACGGACGTATCTTCCTCGATCGACAATGTGCAGGCCATGATGGCGGCGTGGGGAGTCGAAACGAAGGACGCGGGGCTGATGCTCGACCTCCTTACAAAGGCCGGGCAGGACAGCGGTGCGTCGGTCGATACACTTTCCCAGCAGCTCATGCAGAATAAGACGGCCCTGGATGACATGGGCTTTTCGCTGGATGAGTCTGTAGATCTGCTCGCGAACTGTGAGAAGAACGGTATCGACACATCAACGATGCTGGGCGGCCTGAAGAAGGCCCTGCAGAACAGCGCGAAAGAGGGTAAGAGCTCAGCGGACGCTCTGTCAGAGCTCCAGGAGAAGCTGGTCGGGGCTGAGTCCGATGCGGAAGCCTCTCAGATCGCGATGGAGCTGTTTGGCAACAAGGCAGGCCCGGCGATCGCTGACGCCTGCAGGGACGGAAGGCTGTCACTGGAAGATCTCGGCTACGCCATGGAAGACCTGACCGGGACGACAGAATCGACATTTGATGGGATACAGGATCCTCTCGACCAGATGACGCCTATCCTTAACACGCTCAAAGATACCGGGGCGCAGCTCGTCACAGATCTAGGACCGGCGATTGTAACGGTCCTCGGCGCGATCTCTGACGGCGTGTCCGCGCTTAATACGTGGTGGTCCGGCCTCGACGAGAAACAGAAGGCAGTGATCCTCACGCTGGCGGGACTGCTCGCAGCACTCGGACCTGTACTGAGTGTAGTCGGGTCAGTGATCACGACGATCGGGTCACTGGTCACGATCATGGGCGCGGCATCTGCCGGCGGCGGTGTGATGGCGACAGTGATCGGAGCGCTTACCGGGCCGATTGGTATCGCCATAGCGGCAGTCACGGCGCTGATCGCGATCGGGACAGCGCTGTATCTTAACTGGGATAAGATCTGCCAGTGGGCTTCAACCATGAAGCAGAAGGTCTCGAGCACGTGGGAATCGTTAAAGAGCAACGTCAGTACAACCGTCGAAAACATGAAAAGCAACGTGAAGCAGAAATTCGACGATATTAAGCAGAGCGTGCAAGAGAAAATAGAGAGTGCGCGGGATAAAGTTCACGATGCGATTGAAAAAATGAAGAGCTTTTTCAATTTCACATGGGAACTGCCGAGAATAAAACTGCCGCATTTTTCCATAACCGGAAAGTTCAGCCTGGACCCTCCTCAAATTCCTCATTTCAGCGTTGACTGGTACGCCAAGGCTATGGATACGCCGTATCTGCTGACGAAACCCACTGTGATGCAGACGCCCTACGGCATGGTGGGAGCGGGCGAAGCGGGCAACGAGCTGATGTATGGACATGAATCGCTCATGCGTGACATTTCCGATGCTACAGCCGCAAACAACGAAAGACTCATCGAAGCATTCATAAATGGTATTTACAATGCCATAGTCGCGGCGCTTAACCAGGCTGATTTAAAGGTCGTGATCGGGCGGCGCGAATTTGGCCGAATTGTTCGGGAGGTGACTGGATGAATATCACTTATATAGCATCTTCCGGAAACGTCTACCCTTTAGAAGCCGTACGGATACGGATTAAAGACGCAAATTTTCATTCGTGGACATTCAAGGCTGAAAGCACGGAGCTTATACACGGATCGCGGATCGCGATGTTCCGGAAACAGTCTGCAACGTATGAAATTTTATTGATCATCAGGGGAACCCCGGTCGCGAGGGCCGCGGTACTCAATGCGCTTCACGATGATTTCGAAAACGACATGCGGAAACTGCAGGCCGGGCGGATCGTCTGGGGGGACTGGTATTGTGACTGCTACATAATCGCATCCGATACCAACCCGCATCCGGACGTGGAAAGTTTCACGGAGAACAAGATCAGCATCATGATCCCGTCAGGATTTTGGGCGAGGGAAGAGGAGCGGCACTTCGATGTGCCGTCTGCTCCTTCGTCTGAGGACCTGGATTATCCTTACGATTACACTTACGACTACACGCCGCCGGCAGCGACGCAGGAGACGTGGGCGACAGATTCACCGTTCGAATCAGACTTTGAGATGCGGATCTATGGCCCGTGCGTCAATCCACGCGTGACCATCAACGGGCATCCGTACATAGTGAACGCGGCAGTCCCTTCCGGCAGCACTCTTTTGATCAATTCCAGGGAACACACAGTGGTGATGGGAGACGAGAACCTGTTCGACAGCAGGAACAAAGTGCAGTCAGTGTTTCAGAAGATCCCTCCCGGCAGCCTGACGCTGTCATGGGAGGGCTTCGCGTTTGACCTGATCCTGTTCGAAGAAAGGAGTGAGCCCAAATGGTGATCATGGCACTCAGTTCCGGAAAGGAAGTCAAGGCGCTGCGGTTTAACGAATATGATTTTGAGGTCGGCGACGAGGTCAACGACTTCGAGATCAAGATTCTGGCCTCAGAATGGGAGGATATCCAGGAAGGCGCGATGCTGTACATTCCCGGGACGGAATACGGTGGGATCTACAAGCGCACGGAGATCGATACGAAGGGAGGATATGTGTCGGCCGGAGGGCTGACATGGCGCGGGCTCCTGCAGTCGAAGATCCTGGAGCCGGAGCCCGGAGCGGATTACGCCATAGACGAAGGCGACCTGAACACGATCATTGACCGGCGTGTATCGGCGGCGTTTGACGGCCTGATGGTCGGCGCCCTCCCCTGCGGGGTGGAAACGACATACAGATACAACAGATATGTGACGCTCTACGATGGCCTTAAGGCTATGCTGCAGAAAAAAGGATACAGACTGCGGATCGCCTACAATAACGTCATCAGGCGCGTCGTTGTGGACGCAGTGCCCATCGTAGACTATTCGAGCAGGATAGAATTCTCGGACGATATGCGGGCAGATTATTACGTAAGTTCGGACAGGACAGGAGTCAATCACCTGATCTGCCTGGGGAACGGTAAGCTCAAGAACCGCATTGTTGTCCACTTATATACAGACGCGGACGGGAACATATCGCAGGAACAGTCCATGTTTGGGCGCGACGAGATCGCGGCGGTGTACGATTACGCCGGAGCAGCTGACGAGGACCAGCTGATCGAGGAAGGGACGAAGCAGCTGAAGTCAATGCAGACCGTCACCAAGTTCTCGATCAGTGTCGATATAAAAGACGTCGAGATCGGCGACATTGTCGGCGGAAAGGATTATATCTCGGGCCTTACGATGAAGGCACCAATCACCGGTAAGATCCATAAGTGCGCCGGCGGCATCGAATCAACGGAGTACACGATCTCGGACAACGTGGAGGTGCATAAATGAGTAGTGCAATGAAGATAGTTACAGGATATACAGGCACTAAACACATCACTGCCCAGCAGGACAGATTTATCAATCAGAGTTTCCTGGGGGCAGGGACTTGTGTGCTGCCTATTGGCAATCAGCTGAATTGCACTATTGACAGTGCAACTCAGATCACTATTGCGGACGGTGGCCTTTCCATACAGGGATGTGTTGCCGTTATAGATACGGGGGAAACAGAGGTCCTGACAGTAGATTCTGGTACAGCCGGGATGAACAGGATCGATTATGTGCTCGCACAGTATTACAAGGGCTCATTTGGATTTGAGTCGGTTTCGCTGGTGGTAAAGAAGGGATTTGAGTCATCCGGGACACCGACTCCTCCTGGTTACACTGCAGGATCGATCGAAGGAGGAGACTTTGTCGTAGAGTATCCCATCTGGCAGATCAATATAGAAGGCCTCGCAATTGCCTCAGTGCAGAGAGTTGCTCCTGTTTCGCAGGCGATAGACAATCTGATGGCTGCGATCAGTTCGGCGTCAATACTGGCGAATGGGAAAGCGCCATTCTATTCCCTGACTTCAGGCAGTGATGTGTATGCGATGCTAAGCGCGATCAGCACGGGAAATGTTGTGGTGTACAGAGGGAGCAATGCATTCTCACAGAATGTGCTTGGGACAGCTGCCCAGGTAAACTGCTTTGGCATTGCGTTAAAGAGCTCAAGCACACAGATGGTCTTCATCGCTGTTGGTGGTGGTAAGCTCTACTACGCTACATACAAATCAGACGGCACAGGCAGTCATTACTGTCCTTTAGATCTGCAGACAAACATTGAGTGAGGATTAAGCTATGCAGAGAGAATATAAGATATCATTATCTCAGGAATTTTACTCAGACGTAGTATATCTGTCACAGTATGATGAGGATTATCCTCTCATCTTCACAGTGTTCGACAAGCACGCGAAGGCGAACAGCATCAACGGATGCACGGCCGAGCTCACAGGCCTGAGGCCGGACGGGATGGGATTCACCTATACTTCTACGGCTGTCGGCCACACTGTCTCGTTCACGATCGACGCAATGCTGACCGGACTGGCAGGGGCTCATACAGCTGAGATCATATTCTATAAAGACACGACGAAGCGCATGGGAACAGCGAATATCCGGATCGTCGTCGAGCCGGCGGCAAGGCCGGATGGGACGATTGACGGCGATTTGGAGCGCTGCGAGGAGATTGCGGCTGAGGTCCAGGAGATCGTCGACACAGCTGCGGCGACGGTAAAGGGCGAAGCGGAAGCCTGGGCGGTCGGCCAGAGAGACGGTGTAGACGTCCCGAGCACAGATCCCGCATATGAGAATAATGCGAAGTATTACGCGGAGCAGGCGCAGGAGATCGCGGACTCGATCGGCATCGATGCGACTCTCAGCATCTCCGGAAAGGCTGCGGACGCGAAGAAAACCGGCGACGAGATCTCATCGTTAAAGGAAGATTTAAGTGCTGTTAGAAACGGTGTGCTGACCGCCGACAACTTCACAGCGGCGTTAGAACGCGGCAAGTATTGGGGTTATGACACTGGAGTTGGGGGTAACAGCACACAGCATATTAGGACAAAGAGCAAAGAGATTGCGGCGAATGGGGCGAGAAATGCTGTTGAGCTTATCAGCGACACTTATAAATTTAGCGTCCAGTGTTTTGATTCCGCAAAAACATTTTTGTATTCTTTGCCGTATACATCGGGAATTGCATATCTGCCTAAAGCAGTATATTACTTCGGCGTAAGCGTTCGCAGAGCAGACAGTGCAAATATGGCAGACGCAGACCTTACCTCTGTACTTGGGCTACTCCGCTATTACAAAGCGGCGGATAACACCATGACTAAAGCAGACACGTCAGCAGATGCTGATGCGATTGGTCAGTTGTTTACTTTTGCGGATAAGGTCACGCCCATACCAATAACGGAAGGGTATTATCTCGCGCCATCAAATGGCAAATTGGTTGTTGATGCCCCCGTAATATCAACAAGTGGGTGGTCGTATGGCTACGTCGAATGTTCTCCTAATGATAAGTTTTGCGTGAACGGCGAAAGCTATAACGGGGCATATCCACTTGCGTGGTATTTCTTGGATGACGAATACAACATTATTATAAGTGCGGCGCAGAACATCACTGTGTCAAACAAGGTGCTTACTGCTCCTGCGGATGCGGCGTATTTTGTTGTCCATACAAAAAATCCCAAAACGCTGTCTTTCAAAGGCGCATCGGCGGCCCAAACCATTACAAACGTGTCGGATGACCTTGCGTTATATAAACAAGGCAGAGAGCGTTTTGAGTTGGGACTTGTGAACGACACAACGGGGTACAATGGCGTCGAACCGAATCCGACAAGAGTGAGGTCTGCGAATTATCTATCTTTAGATGCGTATAATTACTTTGCGTACATTGATGAGAGTTTGGCGTTATATATTTATGCTTATGATGCTGGCAAGAATTATTTAGGCAGTGCCGGATCAATAAATAAAAAAGAGTGGTACGCATCAGAAATCGTTTCAGAGTTTTCGTCTGCAAAATATATCAAGGCAGTGATTAAAAACACGCCTACTGCAACAGACATATCTAGCAGGCTTTCGGAAATACAAGGTAAATTTGTCTGCAAAAAAATAACTGGTGGTTCTTATAATACCGCACCGGAATTAAGCGCAGAACAGAAGGCGGCAATTAAATCTCTTGCAGATGATTACTATACGAACCGTGGAAGATTCAACTACCTTTCAAGCGCAACGATCAACGACTATGCAAGTGCATCATCAGTAAAATATAGCAACAAATATAAAATCTGTTGTAGTCTGCTTGCCGGTCTATTGTGGATGGGTCGTGATGCCGCTGATTTTCCCACTCTTGACGGGGGAGATACGTATTCTAACGCTGTCACAAAGGCGTTTGATTTCGGCTACTACTTCCAATTCGCCGACCGTGCAATATACGGTTTGCATCCTAATGATGGATATTACGGCTTTTATAATCAGTTTGGTGACGCTGATTATGCAGGCTCTTATTCGTGGAACAGCTATTATCAGGCCGGCGCTAATACACAGTATCATCAGCGATATAATCCATTCCTGTACGCAAACGACATGGCGAAAGAAATGGACAGACTTGGGTATTCCATCCCTATGTCAGAGTTGCAGACGGGCGACTTGATTTTTACACAGTATCCGACGTTTGACCCCAAAAAGGACACGTTCGACGCTATCGCCTATAAGCACATTAACCATGTGGCGATTGTCTACGAAAAGACGGATTCGGGAATCGTTGTCATTGAGAGTACGCCTAGATTCACCGATGCAATCCATAAGAGCAGTAGCGCAGGAACGGATGAAGAAAAAGTCAGAATCGCATACCTATTGAGTACGGCGGTTGGATTTGCTCGTCATCCTGCGGCGTGGGGCAATGGTGGCAATGTGCCGTCAAGCATCACTGCAAGATAACTTAAATGACACTTTAAATATCAAAAGAGAAGGAGCAAATCATGAGTAATGACGCAATGCTCAAAAGGGCAAAGCAGCTTGTTGTGGATTATTTCAACGAGCGCGTAGAGGTCACTGACAACAAGAAGATCACCGAAGACGACGTGTTCGTCGTGTGGTTCTGCAAGACCCTGCAGAACTGGAAGGCACTGGTCAGCACCACGATCAGCGATGGCATGTACTACGAGATCACTCACAACGGCGACAAGGGGGAAACCTATATTGACGCCTATAAGAAGTGGGAGAACGTGTGCGTGCCGGACTAAGAAAACGCAACTCTTGAGAGAAAACGCAACTATTAACCAGGAGCATCCGGAAGGGTGCTCCTTTTATATTGGAGGGGCAGACATTGGACAAATTACTGCAGCAGGCCATTGAGCCCGGCCAGATGATCACATGGCTGATCATGGCGTTCCTGTTCGGTTACTTCGTCTATAAGGAATGGCCGGAGTTCAAACGCCGCGTATCAGGATCGGAAATTAAGAAGGTAGAAGACAAGTCAGTGACAGACCGGCTGACAGCGATCGAAGCTGACATCAAAGAGATCAAGGAAAAGCTTGGGCAGGATTACAGCCGGCTCAATGATATGGATCGCTGGAAGAGCGACATGGAGCAAATCGTTACCGAATCACTGGAAGAAAGAGAGATCCTGATGCAGGCTATGCTCGGCGTACTTGGCGGCCTGCAGGAGCTCGGCGCCAATGGCCCCACAAAAGAAGCGAAGGCAGCGGTCCAGAAGTATATCAACAAGCAAGCACATAGGAGGGATACATGAACAAGGAAGATCTGATCAGGAAGCTGACGAGTCGCAAGTTCTGGGCGGCGGTGTGCGCATTCGTCACACTGTTGCTTGTCGCTCTCGGATTCAAGGAAAGCGAAGCAGCACAGGTAGCGGCAATCATCATGGCCGGAGCTACGGTTCTGTCATACATCATCGGGGAAGGCATGATCGACGCAGCCAGGGAAGGCAGCCGCGAAGATACGGAAGAATATACGGAATGAAATAGGCGGCGCCACTGCTCGTCCGGACTGCTACCGGGCGGGCAGTTTTTTGATTGGAGGACAACGTGAATATCATTAAGAACACCAATTTTACTGCATACCGGAACTGCAGGGAGAGGGTTGAGAAGGTCAAGTACATCGTTATCCACTATACCGGCGGCGAGGGGACGGCCGCTGATCAGGTGAAGTATTTCAATAATGGAAACCGTTCGGCTTCAGCCCATTACTTTGTCGACCGCTCAGGAGAGATCCGGGAATACTGCGACCCGAAGAAATGGTACGCCTGGCACTGTGGCGGATCCCTCGAGTCATCACACCACCCGTATTATGGTAAATGTACGAACAGCAATTCCATTGGCGTCGAGATCTGTACGCACAACAACGGCAAGACGTGGGAGTTTACGAAGGAGGCAGTAGCCGCTGCCAAGGAGCTGACGAAATACCTGATGAAAGAGTACGACGTATCAGCTGACAACGTGATCAGGCACTACGACGTCACCGGTAAGAGCTGCCCACGCGTCCCCGGCTGGGGAGCTGTTGGCGGGAACGCCGAGTGGGAGAAGTTCAAGAAGGCCCTCGGAGCCGAGACAGTGGATACACCGGCAACGGAAAAGAAGAAGTGGTACCGCGTTCGGAAGTCATGGGACGATGCAGCGTCTCAGATCGGCGCTTACCTGATCTTGGATAATGCTATCGCTGAGGCGAATAACTCCGGGCCGAAATATGCGGTCTACGACTGGACAGGTAAAGAGATCTACCGTTACGTCGAGGCTTCCGGAACGAAGGAAAAAGAGATCCGTTTCTTTTATCCTGGATACACACGCACGAGCTCACCGGATGACAGGCAGGGAGCCGGCTGCGTGTGGCATGACCAGCACAAGAACTGCTTCGTCTATGACGCATACCAGAAGAATACGGACGCAGGGAACAACCTGATCCAGTACATTCTTGACAACGGCCTGCGCTCGATCGATGGATGCGGCTCCCACGCCCATGGAGACCACCTGGGCGGATTCTTCAAAATGTTGGAGAGTGGAAAGATTACGATCGAGAACTTCTATTGCTATGATCCGGATTCGCTGAAGTTGGCGGGGACAGGCTCCGCAAATGCAAGGAGCGCGAAAGAGGATAAGGAATACCTGCAGTCGCTCATTGACAAGCTGAAGGCCAGGGGCACGAAGATCCATTTTGTGAAGACAGGGGACACGATCGTCTGCGGAGAGATGGTCTTCGAAGTCTGCAGGAATCAGCCGGCATCATTTGGACAGTACGATACAGGAAAAGCGTGGGGCTACCTGAACGACGGCTCTATCAATCTGTATGAACGCGCGTGCCATGTGCTCCTTTGCGGAGACGGAGGAGGCAGGAAAGCTGCTCAGTATTTTAATGGAGATATTGACGTTTGCGAGTCTGAGCATCATGGTAACGGTGACGGCTCCGGCAAGGTCGAAGAAGTCAAATCAAGAGGCTGCGGGCTGGCGATCGAGTGTAACAACGAGAAGAACGGTCCGGGTTCGTGCGGATTCACGCAATACGGAGCGAGAAGATTTAAGGAAGCGGGCATACCGGTATGGATGCTCAATGCTGACATAAACGGCATAGCTAAGGGCGGCAAGCTGACGGTCACGCAGGGATCAGGCAGTAAGACGTTTGACGTTCCATTTGGACTGGTCTTTTACCGCGTCCGGAAGTCGTGGGCGGATGCTGGCTCCCAGATCGGCGCCTACACGATCCTCGACAAGGCAAAGGAGTGCGCTGATCAGCATCCGGGATACATTGTATTTGACGAGACGGGCAAAGCCGTATATCCCGTCGAAGGATCCGGAGCTGCTCCGGAGCCGGCAGCAACAAAGCCAAAGACAGAGCAGGAAATCTTTATCGAGACGGTCGGCACGATGGCGAGAGATGACATGGCCAAGAACGGGATCCTGGCCTGCATCACGATCGCGCAGGCGATCCTCGAGAGCGGATGGGGTACGAGCGAGCTGGCAGTTAATGCCAAGAACCTGTTCGGGATGAAGAAATCACTCTCTGGGAATACATGGAGCGGATCCACATGGGGCGGGAAGTCATATTCCAAGCTCACGCAGGAAGTCTACACGTCAGGCCCTGCGGTAGTGCGGGCAGACTTCCGTGCTTATGAATCGTGGGCTGAATCGGTAGGAGATCACTCTGCATACCTGGCAGGCGCGAAGAACGGCAGCAGGCTCAGGTACGCGGGCCTTATCGGGTGCACCGACTACAGGAAGGCGGCGCAGATCATAAAGGACGGCGACTATGCCACAGCTCCGGACTATGTGGAAAAGCTCTGCAAGCTGATCGAGCAGTACAATCTGACTGAATGGAACAGCGTCGCAGCGGTGCCGGCAGGCTCCGGAGCTCTCGACGAGTACCACACCGTCAAATGGACCGGCATGACAAAGAGGGCCTGCAGCGGGTATATGTATCCGGATGCTAGATCTAAGGTTACTGTAGAGGTCCATCAGGGTGTAAAGGCTGGCGTCTGTAAAGGCATCGGTAAGTTCTACCTGTGCAAAGTCGATGATACTTATGGGTATATCCATAAGAGCCACATAACAAAATTATGAGAAAATTCGTCACTGCATGCAAACGGTTTTCGAGCCCCTTGGGATTCCGGTCCCTTGGGGCTCTTTTTTTATCTCTTGTATAATCCGAGCAGTTCCTGCATCATCATCTTTGTGTATTCGGGGCACTCGCGTTCTCCTGTGCACCAGTTCCCGAAGGTCCTGCGAGGGATTCCGAAGTGGTCGGCCACTGCGTTCTGGCTCATCCCGGCCATCTTGCAGATCTCTTTGACGGAGCGGTGGGTGGCTGCCCATATCTGCCGCAGCCATTCAATACGCTCTGCGGGGATTTCCTCCTCATCGTCTCCCCATATAGAGGACAACGCAAGATCAGAAACAAATGCGTCTTGATCCGTATAGTTGTAGGATTCTGCAAGGCATGTGTGAAAAATCTTATTATCCATTTCATTCTCCTTATCTCTCTGCGAAAGTGATTTCTTTCCAGTTAACGGTCACTTCTTTACCGGTGCGAATGTTTACGCCGGTAACTGTATCGTTCTCAATGTCAACACTTGTGACCTCTTCAATGATCAGGTGATAGCCTACGACCGATTTCCCGACAAGGTTCTTGAGCTGATCCTGATGTCTTCTTTTGTTTTCTTCCAACCTATCCTTATTGGGTCTCATGCAGCTGAATGTTGTCATCTCTTTATCCTCCTTAGTGTTTCCTGTATTTCCCTTTCCTTGATTCTAATATATCACTCATTGGGAGATATGTCAATAGGAAACAACTCAATGAGTGATATTATTTTTATTTGCGCCGGCGCAAGAAAGAGGCTATAATAGCAAGCGTTGCGGACAGAACTTAATGGAAACTGCAACGCAGACTGGAACGAGAGCAGATTAAGCCCATGAATAAAGGCTTTTTGACGGGTTCGATTCCCGCTACCTGCTGTACAGATTAAAGCCCGTAAATATAAGGGAATGTCGAAAAAACCTTATATTTACGGGCTTTTCTTGTTGTCTAAGCTGTCGCGGATAGTGCCATATTAGGCATGAATATTACCATATTCGACAATCAAAACTGTAACGAAAACTGTAACGCGTCGACGGCCCTCTGCTCCATGCCCGCGACCTTGTCCTCCATGGCGTGACGATAGACGCGCTGCATGACGGCAGGAGTCGCCCATCCGCCTCTTGCCATGATGTAGGCGTCCGGGATCCCGTGCGCGTGCAGATAGGAGGCGTTATAGTGCCGCAGAGAATGAAAGCAGTACGGGGGCTCCACGCCGAGGGACATCTGACGCTTCTGGAATTTGAGGCTCAGCTGGTGCGGATCCAGCGCCGTGACATATCCCTTCCGCCTGATCAGAGAGACGATGTCATGCGGCAGCAGGACGGTTCTGTTCGATGTCTCCGTCTTCGGAGACTTGACGATCCAGCTCCCATGCTCATCCATAACCTTGTCTTTGGAGATCACCACATAATCCCCGTCAAAATCTTGCATGGTGAGCGCGCAGATCTCACCGCGGCGCAGGCCGCCATATGCCCCAAGCATGATGGGGATCTCGACCTCCGTGTCTTTAAAGATCTCCAGAAGCCCGAGAACCTCCAAGTCGGACGGCACGCGCATTTCCTTCTGCCGCCCGGATGGCAGGGAGATGCTAAACTTCCTGCCGGTCGCGGGCTGGATCAGTCCGAGATAATTCTTCGCAGTCTTCTTGCCCATCCTGCTGATAACGGCCTGTATATCCTTGTCAGTGACGGCCACAAGGCGCTTTTGACACAGCGCTGGATATTTTGCCCGCAGAGTTCTCTCAATGCTTCTATAGCCTCGTATCGAGGCCGGTGACAGAATATCCTCACGCTCGTCAATGTACTTACGTATAGCATCAATGAGGGGCGGATTGTCGACAGCTTCCCTGCATTCGTCCGCGAAGATCGCAGCTCGCCGGAGGGCGGTCTTCCGGTCTGGATCGGTGAAAGAATAGGTCTTCCCGTCGACGGTGATCCTGACATTCCAGGATCCTGATTTCAGTTTCACAGCTTTGGGCATAAATAAAACCTCCTTTGGGTATAGCAATAAAAGCCCGAAGAAGGTATACTGTAGTTATTCATACAAGCGAGCTCTTCGGGCTCCGTATCAGTCATCCGTCCCTGCGGCCACAGGGGCGGGTGATTTTTTTTATTTGTACTCGATAGTAATTTCTGCACCGATATTATACTGAGAGTCTTTTTCGATGGTGTAGACCTCTCTTTCTCTATCGGGGTCAAAATCTTCGCGAATTATCTTATAAGGCCCGCCGTAGAAAGCGGAGGTGATAGCATGAATTTGTTTCTTCTCCAAAAGGCTTTTCGCCTTGCCGGTCTTGTCAGCAGGGACATACCCGATCTGGACACCATCAACCAACACTTTTATAGCGTTAGGATCCCGAGGATTATCGGGTTCAGGAACAAGCTCTGCATCCAACTCGATGGGACTGTATTTATATATGCGCTCGTCTACTGCTCCGATCTCAACCAGGTCACTTTTGCTGAGCAAAAAGTCACTGTTTTCCAGGAGCAGCTTGCTGGCGATGTCTTTCTGCCGGCGAGATATCCCGGCGACCTTGAAAGCATACTTTTTAAATAAAGGCTTTTCGGGGTCGGGCGCCGGAGCAGGCGGCTCCTCATTGACCGGATCGGGTCCAGGGGCTTTTACTGGCTCGGGTTCCGGCATGGGCGGGATACTCGGCTGTTCCGGAACGTTTGAACCGGACTGCTTATTGTTCCCACTCTTTAGTAGACACAACACACCAAGTGCTGCGGGGATCCCTCCCATAAGCAGAAGTATAATCAGACCTAATGCATCTGTCGCGGCAGACTTACCTGCAAGCAGGATGATCACGCCTATACTAATCAGTATCACACCCAAGATCTTCAGTACAGCTTTCATGTCTCCTCCTTATGTGCTTCATACTCTATCTGTTGTACTTCTATTTTATCCCAGTCATTCCGTTCAACATGCTCCAGAGCATGAAGGTATGCTTTGACTCGATCACAATGTGAGAGCCTGGCATTCAGGTAGATCGTATATCCGCCACAGCACGGAGCCACCATCTCCGGCACAGCAGTGGGCAGATCTACGAGGTATACATAGATGTCATTCATCGCGGTTCGTCCTCTTTAGTCGCTCCAACATCTCTGCGGCCATCTGAATATCTTCCGGCCGGCTTCCTCTAGCGGCGTCAAACAGGATCCGAAGGCTCGGATCATCAAAGGCTTCCTGCGCTGCTTGAGCCGTCTTATTATTTATATACCAACCTCCTTCATTTTCCTGTCCAAAATTCGGGACTCCATCCATCAAATCATCAATTTTCACGCCTAAATAATCAGCGATCCTCTGCAGTTTGTCTGCGCTGGGGACATGCTTATCTATCTTAGAAATAGAACTCCTACCAAATCCGAGAGAACGTTCCATTTCTGCAATGCTCGTCCCTTTTTTCTTACACAATTCCTTGATTCGCTCATAAAGCATAGCTTCCTCCTGAAATGCGTAAAAATTTGCGCTTTAATTATTGACAATGCGTTATATATAACGTATTATCTAAGTACGGCACGTAAATAATGACGCAATGCAGAAGAAAAGCACAATTTATTACGCTGTTTTATACAATAGTTACACCAATTTGATTGTATAAAATATTACGTAATATGTCAATCTAATGCGTTAAATTTTACTGACAAATCGAAAGGAGGACAACATTGAGCATCTGTAAGAACATTCAGAGAATGTGTAAGGCGCAGGGGCTTCCAGTGATGAAATTGGAAGAAGACCTCGGCTTTGCGCGAGGAAGCATTTACAAATGGGATTCAAACACCCCTAGCGTTGTAAAGGTAAAAGCTGTAGCGGACAGGCTTGGAACCACTGTTGATGCACTTCTGGCGCCTGACGAAGACGCAGAGTGAGAAAGGAGGCGACAATGACCTGGGAAGAAAAAATGCTTAAAGAGATGGGAACAGCTCTGGCAAAGATCAGCATTAGAAGCGCCGTATCGTCAGACTTGGACCAGATCACGCACGCACTGTGCGAAGCGGCGGAAACGTCGAGCGACACGGACCTCCGCGAGACCGTAAAAGCGCTCGCTGATCGGCTCAGATGGGCAACCTCAAAAGTAGATGAAATTCGAAGTCTTTCAGAGGAATTCACGTCAGCGGACTACGACACTGAGCAAAAGGAGGACAAATGAAAGCCAGAGATACAGACGTCCTGATCGGTTACGCCAAAGTAGCAGGCCTCAGCAGGGACGCATTCCAGCGATGCTCGGGAATTCCGAAGAGGACATTCGAGCGGCGGATGGCAAATCCGGACGACATCACGCTCGGGGAGCTCCGGAGCATGCTGAAGGCAATCAGGATCATGCCGGACGAGAAGGTGATCGAATTTATAAAAGGAGGCAAAAAGAATGGCTTGGGCAGATGAAAGAATTCTTAGGATGGACGCGGCGCTTAACCGGATCGAGGTTGTGGCGCAGGAACTCCAGGAGATCGACTCTATCGTCAACGCGCTGATCGAAGCAGCCACTATGCAGAGCAGCACAGCGCTTCGCACAATCGTAAGAGCGCTGGCGTTCAGACTTGGCGACATGTCAGCCAAGGCGGAGGACATCATAGAGATCGTGAACACTGGCCTTACGGTTCCGGAGGCAGAGAAGGAGTGCGCCGAATGAAATGGGAAGTAAGCTACACCGTCGACGACGCAGCCGGCGGAAAGACGGAACACGAGGAAGTGATCAATGCGGGCACGCTTCGGGATGCGGCAATGAAAGCCCACGCCCTGATCGTTCGGCCGAGAAAACAGGATCCGAAGATTCGGAGCGCGGAGATCTGGTCCCTGCAGCAGAAGGAACATGCGGCAGGTGCATCTACGTGAGTGAGTGCATGGAGAGGCGCGGAAGGTGCGCGACATTTATCACTGCGAAACAGCTGAGAAAGAAGGTGAAACAAGACATTGAAATGCTCAATAAGAAAAAGGCCGCTGCCGCCGATCCAGAGGGACCCGACTAAGCCGTACAGAGACAACTCATTTGTCGGACTTGACGGGCGGGTCCATAAAATGGCGGTATCAGTAACAGCGATTACAAGGCCGCCACAGCCGCAGCCAAAGGAAAAACGCGTGCATGCACAGTCGGCCAGGGTAAAAAGAGCAGAAAAACTTCACACGCTTGTAAAAGAGATGTACGCCGCCGGTAAGTCGATCGACGAGATCTGTACAGCTACAGGTTACTCCATCAGGCAGGTCCAGAAGATCGCTGGCGAAGGAAAGCCACGCGAGGGCGGTGATATTGGAAAAGCACGAAGCGCAAGAAGTGAAAAAGCCGCGAAGTGGCACGCTTCAGCCCGTGAAATGTTCAAGAACGGCGCGAGCGTTCCAATGATCGCGGAAGAGTTCGGAGTCAGTAAGCGGATCATTTATAAGATCACACGCGATTTAAGGAGTGAAAAGAATGAAGAATAGCATCCTAATGACCATATTCTTTATGGCATGGCTCCTGTGCGGGTGCTCTCTCGAGACATTTTTCTGCGGTGGCGCTCCCTTCGTGATACTGGCGGCGCTGGTCGCCGTAGGATGCGCAATCATATTAGGGCACAGACAGAAATGAGCCCCACAGGGAGCTGCCACTCCCACGGGGGCCCTTACATAAATACTTACAAGGAGATTGTAACATGAAAATCAACAGATTAGAAATCGAAAACGTTAAGAGGATCCACGCCGTCATGATCGAGCCGACTAAGGACGGACTCACGATCATCGGAGGCAAGAACCGGCAGGGCAAGAGCTCCGTCCTTGACGCGATCGCGTGGGCCCTGGGCGGGAACAAGTACAAGCCCTCTCAGGCTGTGAACGCTGACAGCACGATCCCGCCGAGACTCAAGGTGATCATGGACAACGGTCTTGTGGTCGAGCGCAAGGGTAAGAACAGCGACCTTAAGGTCACAGATCCCAACGGTGAGAAGGGCGGACAGCAGCTCCTGGACGAGTTCGTGGAAGAGCTGGCGATCAACCTCCCGAAGTTCATGGAGGCGACCGGCAAGGAAAAAGCAAACACGCTCCTGCAGATCATCGGCGTCGGCCCCCAGCTCGCGGAACTCGACCAGAGAGAAAAAGAGCTCTACCAGGAACGGACTTACGTCGGCCGGACAGCCGATCAGAAAGAAAAGTTTGCAAAAGAACAGCCGTATTACCCGGATGCTCCGGAGGAACCGGTCAGCGCTTCGGAGCTGATCAGAGAACAGCAGGAAATCCTGGCAAGGAACGGACAGCGACAGCAGTGGGCGCGGGAGTATGACAAGATTCTCTCAGACCTTGAAAAAAATGAGAATGCAATCGAGGCATACGAAAAAGCACTCAGAGATCTTAAGGATGAGCGCAAGACTCTCGAAGAGAAGCGTAAGGCAGCTGAGAAGACTCCTGCAGAAATGAAGATGGAGTCTACCGAAGAGCTCGAGCGCTCGCTCGAGTCCATTGAGACCATCAACAGGAAGGTCCGGGCGAACCTCGACAAGGCCAAGGCCGAAGAAGATGCCAAGGAATACCGCAACAAATACCAGTCGCTCACCAATGACATCGAAGACATCAGGAAACAGCGCACGGCGCTCCTGGACAATGCAGACCTTCCGCTTCCGGGCCTGTCAGTCAGTGACGGCGAGCTGATCTACAAGGGACAGCAGTGGGATAACATGTCGAGCGCTGAGCAGATGATCGTCTCCACTTCCATCGTCCGGAAGCTCAATCCGAAGTGCGGCTTCGTGCTCCTGGACAAGCTCGAGGCGATGGACCTGGACACGCTCAAAGAGTTCGGCCAGTGGCTTGAGCATGAAGGCCTGCAGGCGATCGCGACCAGAGTGAGCACCGGGGACGAGTGCAGCATCGTGATCACGGACGGTTATGTCGAAGGACAGGACGGCGTGTTTGCAAAGGAAGAACCGGCACCGAAAACCACCGGCTGGTCTGCGGGAATGGGATTTTAAGGAGGTATAAATGAACATTATTACAGGAAAACTGCCCGTAGCAAAACGGGTCGTGCTGTATGGGGCCGAAGGCATCGGCAAGAGCACACTCGCAAGTCAGTGCCCTGACGCGCTCTTTATCGACACAGAAGGATCGACGACACACATGGACGTCAAGCGCTTCGAGGCTCCGTCCTCGTGGCAGATGCTCCTCGACCAGGTCCAGTATGTGATCGACAACCCGACAGTGTGCAAGACGCTGGTCATCGATACGGCGGACTGGGCGGAACAGCTCGAGATCAATGACCTGTGCAGAAAAAAGGGATGGGACGGCCTCGAGGGCGCCGGGTACGGCAAGGGCTACCAGTACAGCGCCGAAGAGTTCGGGAAGCTTCTGAACAAACTCACGGGAGTCGTTAAGAAGGGCGTGAACGTCGTGATCACAGCGCACGCCACGCTCCGCAAGGTGGAGCTCCCGGAAGAGCTCGGGGCTTATGACCACTGGGAGATGAAGACATCGAAGAAGGTGGCGCCGATGATCAAGGAATGGGCCGACGTGGTCCTGTTCCTTAACTATCAGGTCAATGTTGTCAATACAGACGGCAAAGGCACCTTGAAGGGCAAGAACAAGGCGCAGGGCGGCCGCAGGGTGATCCACACGACTCACACACCGTTCTGGGATGCAAAGAACCGCTTCGGTATGCCGGACGAGCTCCCGCTCGAATATAAGTCGATCTCTCCGCTCTTCGAGGACAACAGGACAGAACAGCCCAAAAGCACCCCGAAGCCTAAGCCCAAGTCAGAACCCGCTCCCGCCAAAGCCCCAGCGCCGGATCCGGCGCCTGAGGAAAAGGTTAGCCCGGCTGATCAGGGATTTGTAGCCGAAGAGGACATTTATCTGAGAAAGAACGGCGAGCTTTATCACATCAAGGCCGGAAACGTCGTTCCGGGCGGTCTGCTGGATGCGGAGCGCATCACCCGCGCGGATTATGACAGGAGTCAGCCCGCTGCTGTCGCAGGGCCGGAAGATATTAAGAACATTCCGGTCGAATACCAGGAGCCGGACCCGAGGATCAACAAGTCCCTCAGAGATCTTATGATCGCTTCAAAGATCGACGAGTGGGAGATCCAGCACATCGCGAGCTCCAAGGGCTACATGACAGCAGACACAAGAGTCGCCGATTATCCGGAAGACTTCGTCTTGGGCTGGGCCGTCGGATTCTGGCCTCAGCTTAAAGCGGCCATTATGGAGATGCGGCAGAAACAGGAACTTGAGTACAAATAAGGAGGATATCAATGGGCAACGTTTTAGACCTTAACGACAGCATCAATCAGGAATCGCAGTTTACGGACGTTCCGGAGGGCGAGTATGACGGACGGATCGACCATGTGGAGCAGAGCCTGTGCCAGTGGGCGAATGAGTACAACGGCAACCCGATGCGAACCGTATACGTCAATCTCACCATGCCGGACGGATCAGAGGCACAGATCAGTGAGAACTTTGTGCTCAATTCCGATTTTGAGTGGAAGCTCTCACAGCTTTTTCTCGGTACCGGTCAGAAAAAGAAGGGCGAGCCGCTGCCGAATCTCGGCAAGGCACTGGCTGAGCTCCCCGGCCTTACCTGTAAGGTCAAGGTCAAGAAGACACAGGGCAAGGGCGACAAGGCCGACAAGACATACACCAATATCACCTTCCTCGAGAAGAAACAGGCCAAAGGATGGGGTGGTGGTTTCTGATGATGGACCTCAGACCTTACCAGGAGCAGGCTTTCGCCGGAGTGTTCCGGGAATGGGATGGCGGCAGGCATAAGACGCTTGTCGTCATGCCAACCGGTACCGGGAAGACGATCGTCTTTGCGAAGATCGTCGAGGAATGTGTCCGGCGCGGCTCCCGCGTGCTGATCATGGCACACCGCGGGGAGCTCCTGGACCAGGCGGCTGACAAAATCTTCAAGGCGACCGGGCTCCGGTCGTCGGTGGAGAAGGCGGGACAGACCTGCATCGGGCAGTGGTATCGCGTAGTCGTGGGATCAGTACAGACCCTTATGAGCGAGAAGCGTCTGAGGCAGTTTCCGAAGGATTACTTCGACGTGATCATCGTCGACGAGGCCCATCATTGCGTCAGCTCATCTTATCAGAGAGTGCTGCAGTATTTCAGCGATTCCAACGTCCTCGGCGTCACAGCTACGCCGGACCGGGCCGACATGAAGAACCTCGGGAGCTATTTCGAGTCACTGGCTTACGAATACACCATGCCGGAAGCGATCCGGAGCGGATACCTGGTACCGATCAAGGCGCTCACGGTGCCGCTCAAGATCGATATCAGCATGGTCGGGATCAGTGCCGGAGACTTCAAGGCCGGAGAGATCGGCACGGCGCTCGACCCGTACCTGTTCCAGATCGCTGACGAGATGATGAAATACTGCAGGGACCGCAAGACCATTGTTTTCCTTCCGCTGATCGCTACCAGTAAAAAGTTCCAGGCGATGCTCAATGAACGCGGATTCAGTGCCGCCGAGGTCAACGGCTCCAGCGAGGACCGGGCACAGATTCTGCAGGACTTCGCAGATGGCAAATACAACGTGATCTGCAACTCGATGCTCCTGACAGAGGGCTATGACTGTCCCGCAGTGGACTGTATTATCGTGCTCCGGCCGACAAAGTCAAGACCGCTGTATGCGCAGATGGTAGGACGCGGGACACGGCTCTCGCCGGAGACGGATAAAAGCCACCTGTTGCTGATCGACTTCTTATGGCTGACAGACAGGCATGAGCTGTGCCATCCGGCGTCACTGATCTGCGAGGATCCGGACGTCGCACAGAGAATGACAAAGAACCTCGAGGACAAGGCCGGCGAGGCGGTCGACATTGAAGAGGCTGAGAAACGCGCCTCCGAGGATGTGGTCGCTGAGCGTGAGGAAGCGCTCGCCAAGGAGCTGGCGGCACAGCGCCGGAAAAAGAGCAAGCTGGTCGATCCGCTGCAGTATGCAATGAGCATTAACGCAAAAGAGCTTGTCGATTATGTGCCGCCCTTCGGATGGGCCGCCCAGGATCCTACCGATCAGCAGCGTGACAGGCTCGAGCATCTTGGTATTAACCCGGAAGGCGTCAAGAGCAGGGGCGCAGCTGACATGCTCCTGGATAAACTCGGCGAGAGAAGAGGTCTCGCGACACCGCGCCAGATCAGACAGCTCGAGAACAGAGGTTTTCAGAATGTCGGGACATGGTCGTTTGACCAGGCCCGCAAGCTGATCGACCGGATCGCCGGGAACGGATGGAAGACACCCAGGGACATCAATCCCAGAGAATACAGGCCTCCGGCTGACACGCCGCAGGCATCAGGGTGGTTTTAATGGATAACAACAAAACAGACCTTATTGAATTACTTAATCATGTGAACCCCTCGCTCCTGGACTATCAGGAATGGGCGGACGTGGGCATGGCCCTCAAGCTTGAGGGTTACCCCTGCCGCGTATGGGACGATTGGAGCCGGAGGGACTTTGCACGGTACCACGAGGGTGAATGCTCCAAGAAGTGGCGGACGTTCAAACGTGACGATGGCGTCACCGGCGGGACGATCTACCACCTGGCAGTACAGCAGGGCTGGGCTCCGGAGCACGAGGCCGGCAGGATCCTGAGCATGGACGACTCGATCGAGTACGAAGGTGTGGTCGTCGGTGAGGGATGGACTGAGGCCCGCGGCTTCGACGAGCCCGCCAAATGGGAACCGGAAAAGGAGCTGATCCGGTACCTGGAAGCGCTCTTTCAGCCGGAAGAGATCTTCGGATATGTGACGACGGCCTTCCAGAAGGCCAATAAAGACGGCGTACTTAAATGGGTGCCCGCTAATAAGGGCATCTATACAAAACGCGTCGGTGAGGTCGTGGACGCGCTCAGAGCGGGCAAGATCGAGCAAGTGCTCGGGACCTATGACAGACAGGCCGGAGCATGGATCCGCTTTAATCCGCTGGACGGAAACGGCGTCAACAACGAGAACGTGACAGACTTCCGGTACGCGCTCGTCGAGTCCGACAACATGGACCTCGAAGAACAGAACGGGCTAATCCGTCAGCTCAATCTCCCGGTCGCCGTCCTGCTGTACTCGGGCGGCAAGTCAGTACACGCGATCGTCAAAATCGAAGCTGACGACAAGAAGGAATACCAGGAGCGTGTCAATTACCTGTATGACATCTGCAAAAAGAACGGCATGGTCATCGATACGCAGAACCGGAACCCTTCCAGGCTGTCGAGAATGCCCGGATGCGTCAGGGGCGATAAGAAACAATACATAATCGATACGAATATCGGCTGCAAGAGCTGGGCCGAATGGAAGGAATGGACCGAGGCCGTCAATGATGATCTTCCTGACATGGAAGAGCTCGCTGCAGAATGGGACGACCTCCCGCCGCTTGCTCCGGAGCTGATCAAAGGGATCCTTCGTGAAGGCCACAAGATGCTGATCGTCGGCCCCAGCAAGGCAGGCAAATCGTTCGACCTTATTGAGATGGCCATAGCGATCGCCGAGGGCGGTAAGTGGCACGGCTGGCAGTGTACGCAGGGACGTGTCCTGTACGTCAATCTGGAGCTCGACAGGGCTTCGTGCATGCACCGGTTCAGGGATGTATACACCGCGGCCAGGATCCCGCCGAAAAGCCTCAGCAACATCGACATATGGAACCTGAGAGGCAGGTCCGTGCCGATGGATAAGCTGGCGCCGAAGCTGATCAGACGGGCAAAGGACAGACATTATAAAGCTGTCATTATCGACCCGATTTATAAGGTCATCACCGGCGACGAGAACAGCGCGGACCAAATGGCTAAATTTTGTAACCAATTTGATAAAGTCTGCACGGAATTGGGCGCTTCTGTCATTTATTGTCATCACCACTCTAAGGGCTCACAGGGACAGAAGAAGTCCATGGACAGGGCCAGCGGCTCCGGGGTATTTGCCCGTGATCCGGACGCGCTCCTGGACATGATAGAGCTCCCGCTCACAGAGGCCATTATAAAGCAGGAAGTCAACAAGGTCACGTGCAGGGTGTGCCTGCAGTACCTTCGGAAGTTCTGCCCGAACCTCGATTTTGAGACGGAGCTCTCCGCCGACGATATGCTGAGCGCAGTCAAGGTAAAGAATTACTGTGACAACAAGCTCGACCAGTGGCAGCTCAAGGCGCTGATCAGGCAGGTCGACGAGGCTGTCACAAAGGTGCAGAACCTGTCGGCCTGGCGGATCGAGGGGACGCTCCGAGAGTTCCCTAAGTTCCCTCCGGTAAATACATGGTTCGACTATCCGATCCATAAATCGGATGAGACCGGGATCCTCAGGGACATCGATCCGGAGATGGAGCTGACCGGGTACCAGAAGATGGTCGAGGTCAGAAAAAAGCAGGCAGCCAAGAAAAGCGAGGACATGCTCAACCAGATAGAGATCACTTTCGAGGCAGTCCAAGAGAACGGTGTGGCGTCGGCGGTCGACCTCGCGGAGCAGATCGGCGTCGCTCCCGGAACGATAAAAAAATGGTTCGGGAACGGGAAACAGAAAAGAGCAGAATACAAAAAACGGTTCGATGTATTTACCGATCCGGAGGATAAAAAGCTCTATCTGAGACTTAAAAACGAGTAGGCACGCACGTCACCGTGCACGTGCGTGCGTATAGGACATGACGTTGATATGCACGTGCGTGCCTATAGGCATACACTACGTGCGTGCACGTGCGTGCGTATAGGCACGCACGATGTGTTAAAACACTATAGTGTTCCTACGTGCGTACCGTCCGTGTGTACAGGTTGGGTGGGTGCTTCGGCACACCCACCTGTCCTACACTACGCCGGAGGACAAACGCGAGGGACGCTCAGGAGAAGGAAATGAGAATTGACGGACAGATAACACTTGGCGATGTCGACCCGCATTACCAAATGTTTGTTGACAAGTTTAAGCCGAAAAAGACCACGGACGACTGTTACACGCCGTCCAACATTTACGAGGTCGTGCTCGACTGGGTCGTGAATGAGTACGGAATAGACAGAGAGAACGTAGTGCGACCGTTCTGGCCGGGTGGTGATTATATGACATACGACTACCCCGAGGGATGCACGGTCGTGGATAATCCGCCGTTTTCAATCATTGCGGAAATCGTGAATAACTACAACGCCGCAGGGATTAAGTATTTTCTGTTTGCTCCGTATCTGACCAACTTCACGGCAAAGGAGAAAACGTCACACATCATCACCGGCTCAAAGATCACTTATGAGAACGGCGCGGATGTGCCAACTGCCTTCCTGACGAATTTGGACAGCTACCTGTTGCGGTCGTGTCCCGATTTGGCGAAGCAGATAGAGGAAACGAACAAAGCGAACATCACAATAGTACGGAAGCAAGTACCCAAGTACAAATATCCGCATTATGTCGTAACGGCGGCAGATTTGGGATATTTAGCAAAGTGGGGCATCGACCTTCGAATCATGGCAAAAGATTGCTTTTTTATCCGTGAACTCGAAGCGCAGAAAGCACACAAGAAAAGCATTTTCGGTTCGGGTTTTCTTTTGTCAGAGAAAGCCGCCGCTGAGAAAGCCGCCGCTGAGAAAGCCGCCGCTGAGAAAGCCGCCGCTGAGAAAGCGAGCGCAAAAGAATGGCAACTGTCCGAAAACGAGAAGCGGATAATCGCATCACTGGGATAAACGCCCCGCGAGGGACGAGGAAGGAGATAAAATGTTTTGCCCGATTAGAAATGATTTCTGCCATAAAGAATGTGCGCTCTGGGATAAAGAGGATAAGCAGTGTGCGGTCAGACTTGCCGCTGATGCGATCACAGATCTGAGTGCTCTGCTCATCGTAAGCCTCGCAAGGAAGACGGACGAACAGGATGAGATTCCGGTCGAAGAAGATCTTCCCTTCTGCTGAGGAGGTTATGACAATTATGACGAAAGTAGACTATCACTTCTTCATGCCAATGGATCCGCCGACCGTTACCCATCAGGAAAAGCAGGTAACAGTTATTAAGGGCAAGCCGGTATTCTTTGAACCTCCGGAGCTCAAAGCGGCTCGTCAGAAACTCACAACTCGCCTGGCACTGCATAAGCCGGTCGAAAAATTCGCTGGTCCGCTGGAGCTGGTGGTGACATGGTGCTTTCCTACCAACCGCCCGGTGAGGGCGGGAACATACCGGACTTCTCCGCCGGATACAGACAACCTTGACAAGATGCTCAAGGACTGCATGACTCGTGTGGGCTATTGGGAAGACGACGCGCAGGTGTGCCGGGAGATCATCGAAAAGTTCTGGACAGTTCCGCAACAGTCCGGCATTTACATCCGGATCAGACAGCTATGAACACGAATTTATATTTCAGATTCTTTCAGGACTTGTGGAGGTTCTTTAAGGATCACGCCGAACCGGTCTCAGATGATGGATGGTGGCAGCGCCTCGCTGATCAGGCGGACCAGCTCGCAGATCGGTACGGCAACAGCGAGTTCGTGATCCGGATGACATCCATGGTGGTCTGGGAGATAGACAGGAAATATCGAGAGAAATAAAGAAAGGAGCAGCAGCCCCGGCCGGGTAATAGCTATAGCGGCTCCTGGATGAAATGGATCAGATGATTTTTACAGAAAACGGGGACTTCCTGATTGAGAAGGTAGAGCATCTTGACGCGAAGGCTCCGCAGTATCTGCACGAAGCATGGAGAAAGGCAAAGCAGGACCGGATAAAGGAATTTAAGAAAAAACAGGACCTGCCATATGAGAAAAAGCTCGAAAGGCAGAAAGCTATTGCTTACGAGTTTTTCAACGAAATGAATGAGAGAGGGCTCAGCTGCCATGTGAGCGTTGGCGGCCTCGACAGCATTACGCTGTATATATGGCTCTTGTCCATCGGAATCGATGTCCCGGCGATCAGTGTGACGAGTATCGAGGATGTGAGCATCCAGAAGGTTCACAAGGCTCTTGGAATCACAAGGGTTGTGCCGCTCAAATCAAAGATACAGGTTCTGCAGGAATTTGGCTTTCCGGTCATTTCCAAAAAGATTGCCGGAAGGATCGACATGTTACAGCATGCATCCCCGGACAATGCAACAGTGAGGCATGCCATCATAACCGGCGAATGTGGTGAGCAGGGGCATTTTGCAAAGAACAGCAGGATGCAGCTCCCGCAGAAATGGCTGAAGCTATTCGGCGGATGGGATCCCGACGAGGGTCAGCCGTATGGACATCCGGATTTCAAAGTGTCCAAGGACTGCTGTTACTGGGTAAAAGAAAAGCCCTGTGATGACTGGGCAAGGGAACATAACAGTAAGCCGTATCTTGGCCTGATGGCAGTTGAAGGAGGGCAGAGAGAAGAGGCACTCATAGACCATGGCTGTAACTACTATGGCAAGAATACTATCAGGAGCTGTCCGTTTGCGATTTTCCTCCGGGACGATGTCCTGCGCCTTGCACAGGAAATGGATGTGTGGTACCGATGCCACCTGGAGCTGTTCGAGAAGAAGTTCCATGAGCAGCCATATGGAAAAAGACCCGACGGAAGAAAGAAGGTATACGAGCCGGTCGAATCAATCATCCCGACGATATACGGTGAGATCCTGCAGAACGAGGACGGAACGCGCTACACGACAAAGGCACAGAGGACCGGATGCAGCATGTGCGGATTCGGGATCCATTTGGAAAAGAGGCCGCACAGGTTCGACAGGCTACGGGAGATGAACCCGAAAGAATGGGAGTTCCTCATGTACCGGTGCTGCGTGGATGAGAAGACCGGGGAACATTACGGCTGGGGGAAAGTGCTTGATTATATCGGCGTCGGATGGGAAGATGTACCGCCAGTACAGATGACGATAGAGGAATACCTGAAGGAGGCGGCAAATGAAGAATAGCCTGATTATAGACTGCTTCGCGGGGGGAGGTGGGGCTTCCGTAGGGATAGAGATGGCGCTTGGGAGAGAAGTCGACATTGCAATCAACCACGATCCTGAAGCTATCATAATGCACAAGACCAACCATCCGGACACGCTTCATCTCACGGAAGACATCTTCAAGGTCGACCTCCAGAAATATGTCAAAGGCCGTCATGTGGCGCTCATGTGGGCGTCACCTGACTGCACACAGTTCTCAAAGGCAAAAGGCGGAAAACCGAGACTGAGCGGCATACGGATGCTCCCATGGGCAGTTTATAAGCACGCAAAAGCCATACGCCCTGACGTGATCATTATGGAGAATGTCGAGGAAATCCAGCAGTGGGGACCGCTTGATGACGGCGGACGCCCGATTAAATCAAGGCTGGGCGAGACATACAACCAGTTTATTAGTGCCATGAAGAGTCTCGGTTACGAATTCGACAGCCGGGAACTGGTGGCTGCTGATTACGGAGCACCGACTACGCGCAAGAGATGGTATGCCATTTTTAGACGAGATGGAAAACCTATTGTATGGCCAGCGCAGACACACAGCAAAGACGGGATTGTTCCAGGGACAAAAGCATGGGAACCGATATGGAAGTATCTCGATCTTCTTGATTTTGGTAAGTCTATTTTCGGGAGGAAAAAACCTCTTGCCGAAAAAACAATGAAGAGAACAGCTGCAGGACTTGAGAAATTTGTCTTCAAGAATCCAGAACCATTCATAGTAGTTGTCAATCATGGAGGTAACGGGTTCAGAGGACAGAGCGTACACGAGCCACTATCAACAATAACAGCAAAGCATGGGTACGGAGTCGTGACACCCTATATCATGCAGATCGGTCAGACGGGCTTTGCCAAAGAGCGCAACAGAGATGTCACAGATCCGCTGTCTACTATCGTGACAAAGAATGAACACTGCCTGATCAGCCCTTTTCTGATTCAGTATCATTCAGAGACGACAAAGGATCCGAGAGGACAGCAGGTAACTGAACCTATCAAGACCGTAGACACGAGCAACCGGTACGGACTAGTGATTTCCTTCCTGGAGAAATTTTACAAAACAGGATCCGGACAGAGCGTAATGTACCCGCTGCACACGGTAACCACATCGCCCGGACATTTTGGGCAGGTCACGGTTTATGCCGTGGAATGGGAGCAACTGAAGAAATCCGGCATCGATGAAGAAACCGCTCAGAAATGTACGTGGGTGTCACAGTTCATCCTTGAATACTACGGTTGCGGAATAGGCCAGTCACTAAATGACCCTCTGCATACGGTTGTGACAAAAGACCGCTTTGCCCTGATCACAATCCTCGGAAGTGAGTATTGCATCATCGATATATTTCTCAGGATGCTGTCTCCAGAGGAGCTGAAGCTCGCCCAGGGGTTCCCGGAAGATTATATCATCGACCGGGATTATAACTGGAATAAGTATCCAAAGAGCGCGCAGGTGGCGCGGATCGGGAACAGCGTTGTGCCTATCATGGCAAAAGCCCTGGTAGAGGCAAACTGCGGAAATCTGAAAGTTGGGGAAAGGGCGCCGGCTCCGATCATATACTTTGCAGGATCCGGGCAGATGGCGTTTGCATGAATGGAGGTACAGCATGAGACAGCAGCAGATGAAACAGTATTTGGAGGGTAAAGAGGAGGAAACGTGATGAGAGTGTACTGCGACAGAATGGATTGCAAAAACTGTAAGGGTGGTATATGCGAAAACAGGTTTGAAACAGGAGAAGAAGCCATAAAGCTTCATGAGAACTGCTTCGGCGTGCTTATGTGCACAGATTTTGTGGAAGAAGCAGAAGAGGACGATTAAATATGATTCTGACAATTAAACGCAAGTGGCTGGAGATGATCCGCTCCGGTGAGAAGAAGGAAGAGTACCGGGATATCAAACACTATTACACTGCCCGGTTCCGACATCTCATGACATATGCTCCGTGGCGCGACGAGCACATAATCGCGGCCGTACGGTCAGCAACCGACAGGGGAGGGATCCCGATCGAAGTCATACTTCGGGGAGGATATTCAGTGCTATCGCCGGCTATCCAGGTATCCGGGAAACTCGTGATCGGCACGGGAAAGCCTGAATGGGGTGCGGAACCCGGGAAGGAGTACTACATCATCCGGATCGAGAAATTCGAAGATCTCCTTACTGACTGGAAAAGCTATGCCAGAGAAGAGGATAAGCCGTTTCAGCTGATTGATTGCCAGTAGCGGCGGCCACTGGGAAAGGAGAGAGGGACTGCATGACAGTAGAGGAAGCCAAACGCATTATCCGGGAAGATACTCCTGACGGCAACATTGCAGCGCGACTCGAGGCGCTGGAAGTGGCAATGGAGATCTTCGGGCCGGATATCAGAATGACTGAAGTTTATAAGTGGGCAGATGGCAATGATACTGCACTTGACGGATAGACGACAGAGCGAGAAGGGAGACGGGGATGGACAGGAAGATGTTGGATCAGTATATAGACGCATGTGAACTGATCAGGGAGACAGAGGAAGAGATATTGAACCTGGAGAACATGCAGACGAAAGCAGTACAGGATTTTGTGAAAGGAAGCAACCCCGAATACCCTTATGAGCCGAGGAGATTCAAAATCGAAGGAGTGGATTTCCAGTTCAGTGACAGTATAAGGCTGGACAGGATGCGTAAGCTGCTGGTACAGCGCCGGCAGCAGGCGGAGGAGATCAGGACAGAGGTCGAGACGTGGATGAACACTCTTCCGTTGAGGATGCAGAGGATCATCAGGTATCATTTCTTCCAGGGATTGACATGGGAAGGGACGGCGAAAAGGATGGGGAAGCAGGCCACTGCGGAGAGCGTAAGGAAGGAATTCCAAAGATTTTTTAAAGAAAACTAAAAAAAGTCCGCTTTGTCCGCTTTGTCCGAAAGAAAGCTGATAATATGTAAGTTGAAGAAAGTGTGATCCAAACCTCGCTGATCTTCCCTGTATCAAGTAGGACGCCTGACTGTCAAAGGTCAGGCGTCTTTTTTGCTAAGCAGTTGCTTGGGACTCTTCCCAGCCACGCATGTCGATAGCGTGTAAAAACCATGACGCCGCGGGCCCATGACGGGCCCGCATTTGCTTATGACACGAGAAGAGAAGCTGCGCTTCTATCACTCGCAGGCATGGCGCCAGATGTCTCAGAGGATCATGGTGCGTGATCATTACGAGTGCCAGGAGTGCCGAAAGAAAATGAAAGCAGGCATCCGCACAAAGATAAAGCCGGCGACACAGGTGCATCACATCATACCGTATGAGTCGCGGCCTGACCTTGGCCTTGACGAGGACAACCTTGAAGCGATCTGCGACGGCTGTCACAACGAAGCGCACGGAAGAACATGGACGCAGAACCAGCGTCCGCGAAAGAAATATGCAACAGAGGAGCGCTGGTGACTCCCCCCGGTCAAAAGTTTGTGATTTTCTCTTTGGGAGGAACGGAAGGGGCGGACTTGACTCCGAAAAAATCTGACAATTCACACG